CTTATGGGATCGATCCTCAGTTTCCCTGTGCTGTGCATGATCAACGTTGCTGCTTACTGGCTTGCCCTTGAGGAGTTCACCGGGAGGAAGTTCAATCTTCAGGATCTTCCGGTTCTTGTCAACGGAGATGATATCCTATTTCGTGCAAATGATGAATTCTATGCAATCTGGCAGAAAGTGGTGAAAGAGGCGGGTTTTACCCTATCAATGGGCAAGAACTACATCTCCAAGGACTACCTCACAATCAATAGTGAGAGTTTCCTGTGGAGGAATCAGCGCCTCACACCGATCGGCTTCCTCAACACGGGACTCCTCTACCTTAGTCGTTTTGACCAAAATGAGAAGAGGAAGAAGAAGGCCGCTGCCGCAAAGATTGGTATTAGACCAGAAAATGCATCCACTCCGTTTGTGTCCAAGATTAATCGGGTCATAACGGAGTGCAATCGTCCGGAACGTGCATACAAAAGGGTTAAAACGCTTTACCGCGATGAAATCCGACACCATACCCTGGATGGGGAGGTTAACATGCACATCCCGCCAGAAATGGGCGGTCTGGGGATTGTATTACCTCAAGGCGTAGAGACACGGTTTACAAGCTGGCAGCAGAAGGTTGCTGGCTACCTACTGGATCGATTCAAGAGAGCAGACTATGGACACAGAATTTCTGGTCCATCACTGCCAGGCCAAACTAGCCTGATCGACCTTTCCCGAAACTTTGTCGTTGGTGGACGGTTTACCTACCAAAACGCCAAGAAAGCTTCTACCAGAATGATCCCCGCCGTTCAGCCGGGACATCTGGTCTGCCGGGAGAAGCTGGAACCGTTGCGTGAATTTGAAGCGAGACTCGACACGGGTGAGCGTCGCGTGCAAAACTATCAGTGTTGGCATGACGGCGGAAAAGATAACTGGAAGATCCAGCATCTCACACCAGAAGAGCGAATGTCCATCAGGAAGTACCAGGGATCTAAGATCACCAAGCCCCTAACTTTCAATCACGAACTTCGCCAAGTCACCGAAAGTCTCGAATATCCGCCTGGACTCCCAATCCTGTACAAGGGGGGGTCAGGGGAAACCTACAAATTCAGAAAAGAACCACTGTTCTCAGGCTCGAGCGCACTCAGAGAGGATTTAGATACCTCTACCCATCGCATTGGATCCGGTAATTACTGGGAAAACTCCGAAAAGTTCCTACCAGCGATCAAAAGAGTCCAAACTAAGGACGTCGATCAATCTCAAGTACTGGAACTCGGAAAGGCCGAGCAGTTGCTCAAGGACCATGCGAAATTAAAGAAGATGGGTGCACCTACCGTTCTAACAAAGGAACAGGTCAGCCTCTGCCACAGGTCAATTTCGACCTATTTGAGCGAGGC